TAATGCATGGCCCGGTGTGTAGCCTGGCTGATATTGCACTGAAAAAAGGCAAACGCAAAAGTATTACACTGGTGCGGCGGATGGACTGAGCAGGTTCATGTGTAATGCTACCAGGGCTGCGTAAGAGATTGCGTGGCTTTTCTTAAATGTGTAGCCTCGACTTTCATCACCGTCCCATACAGAGTCGAACACCACGTCCCAGGGCTGCCGTTGTAAGTGTGCTTTACCTGGACGTATAATACTGATAAACGCTGCCATGCGTGGAATACTATCTGGGCGCATTTCTTTTAACAAATCAGTGTAGTTGCCAATGTGTGCTAGTTGTTTTGCCCACTCAGGTTCTTGCCATAGCCGACTCCAAGTAGGCTCTGTGGCCACTGCTGTGGCATAGTGCTCTGGACTAGTAACCAACTGATAAACGCTCATGTTCAACAAGTCAATTTTAAAATAGCCCAACTGTTCCGCCTGTTCGTAATCTATGGCCGCGCACCGATGCACAGGATCCAGCGGAATATCTGTTACATACACTCCAGAGTTATGACGTCGTACTTGTCCCTGGATTGTTTGACGTGCAGGTGTATGCCAGATCAACTCCAGCAATTGACTACGGTCTGCAAAGTCTATGTCAATATCTGCGCTCATATTACCATCCTGCCTGTGTTAATATTTCTTTGGCGTACTCTTGGTCTGCGGTGTAGTCGCTAAACTTTTTCTGCCATACATCGCTGTCTATATAAGGCCACACCATAGCAATCTGACCAGCATCTAGTGTACTTAAAAATCGTTGCCCAGATTCTGAATTGTAAATTACCCAAGGACTGATGCGGCCTGTTGTAACTGCATACACAGTTGCATTAGTGCCGCCATACCGCAAACAATCCTGTGCAGGATTACCTGTTTTCTCTGCCCAGTCAATGCCGTATTCCATTGCACGGGCCAGTGCGTCGTTGATGTTTTCCACTTGCAAATAGAATAACAAATACTCTGTATACACTGCGTCTCGACACCAGTGATCAATCTTTTTGTTTTGTTTCAGCACCCATTCCATAAAACGTGCAGGATTGATAGCACGTATGGCCACACAATAACGACCAAACTTGACAAATGCTCGGTAGTAGGGCGAATCAGCAAAGTCATCAAATGACTTTAGCTTGGCACTGCCCTGTGTCATTTCATAAAACTTAATGTAGGCTTGAAAGCCCAGTTCTACTCCACGTTCAGCACGTTCCTGTCTACGACGACGTGGTTCACAACTATGCACAGTGAGACTTGTTTCTTTAACAAAATCTTTCCGACAGTACTGGCAAGTATAACTCATTTTTTAATGTCTTTGCCTGATAACTTCAAGTGCTCGTCAATTTCTTTTTTGGTAGTAATTGATGCCAGCACTGCAATGTCATCGTCTTTGAGATGTGGATACAGTTCTGCCAACTGTTTCCGTATGCCACTGGCACCGGGTTCTTTTTTCTTAGGAGCAATCCAGGTATGTCTCGGTGTACCCATATCCGGACTCACTGTTGTGGCGCACAGCCATTGCAGTCCTGGGTGCCGGCTCAGTGTAAAGAAGTGTTTGTTGAAGCGTTCATTCAGTGCAATAACATAAAACTCTTGCAGTTCTCTTGACCCTTCTACTGCACTACCCCATCGCAACATTAAAAAGTTTGAGAATTTCTTGCGTTCTTCATCTGACAGCTCATTGTAAAAGTCTCGATTCTTACGATCAAACTGTCGCATCTCATTGGCAATGTTTAGTTTATCGCTCATTACCAGGCCTTGTCGTAGTCCACAATTTCGCAATTACGACTAATGTCTTTGACAAAATACACACAGTCTGGCTTGGGATCATCACTCAATGGAATACACAACATCTGTCCATTCTTTAACTTGGGTGCATACCAGGCCACTTCGTGATACACATCCACAATTTCAATGGTTGGAAAACTCGGACGGAAGCTAGATAGTGGATTAAACTGGAACACTTTAAACCCACGATCGTTGATACTGGTCAATGGCAGCACTTCTAAGTCGCCCACTTCGGGTTCGCCAATCAGCACCTGCCAGTCCATGGGCATGCGTATTTTATGTTCGCCAATTTGTAGTACTAACGCAGGTGCATTAAAACTTTCAAGAAAGATAAGTGGAATATAATGATAGTCGGGATCTTTGGGATCACTGTTGTCAAATATAGCAAACCTCATGTCTTCGACTTCCTCTGGAAGATGGTCGAGGTCATAGGCTCTGTTTTGGTCAAGTGTTAGTATTCTCATATGTGTATATTACAGTATAGCAGGCGAAATGTCAAGAGATTTAACAGTTATTTCCATTCTAACTTTTCTTGAGAGAATGGATAGTTTGCATCTCGATAAAATACTTTGCGTTTGGTCAAGTGTCGTTTGGCAAATTTACAAGTGCTGGTTATGTCCCAGATCTCTACGTGATCTTTGTCTTCCGCTTTTCTAATGCCGCGCCCAATTGACTGTATAACACGGACAAAGCTCTTTCCGGGTTCAAGAAGAACCAGATTAAAAATCCTTGGAATATTAATACCCACAGCGGCCACACCGTAAGTCGCCACAATAATCTTGCCAGTGCTGGTGGCCACTTCGTCGTATTCATCTTGTCTTGCTCCTGCTTTGGTTGCACCTGACACAAACACTGCTCGATCGCCCAGGCGTTCAATCAAAGCATGACCGGCTGCTACACGGTCTACTAACACTAGTGTATTGCCTGTGTCGTTCACATGCGACACCAAGTTGGCAATGGCAGTGAGTCTATCGGGCTCTTCCAATAAGAACTTCAACTCACTTTGATAATTACTGAACTCTGCATGGTCTACCAACTGCACAATGTTCACATGACACTGTGCCAACACACCACGATCCTGTAGCTCGCTGGCACTGAGTTGGCTAATAACAGGACCAAGACTGCATTTTAATGCTTGAAATTCAAATGGTTCTTTGGGCACAGTTCCGGTCAGGCCCCATCGAATTGGCACTCTAGCCATGATGCCGGTCAACAAGGATTTAAGTGCGTCTGCCTTGGCCATGTGTACTTCGTCTACCATCACACATACCACGTCCTCGATGAAGTCTTGTATGGTGACATCTGCTACACTGTTCTTTGTGTTCTTCATCAACACATTTAAACTTTGCCAAGTGCATATAGTGTGCGTCCGACCATGTTCTTTACGATCACCAAAGTAAACACCAACATCCAGGCCCAAGTTCTTGTAGTCTGCTTCTGTCTGTGTGACCAAACTCTTGTTGGGCACAATAACGATACTGCGCCCGTAGGGTTCTATGCTTAAACTTAGCGCGGCAGTGATCAGCGTCTTGCCTGCGCCTGTGGCCACTTCTTGTATGCATTGCGGATTGCCCAGGAAGTTGTTGATGATCTCAACTTGGTAGTCACGCAACACCACAGGTTGCCCGGTCATTGGATGTGTTTTAGGCCAGACCTTGTGCGCAAAAGAATCTTCTCGGATCTGGGTAAAGTCAAACACAGTAGAGTACTCACGTTGATCGTCTAGTTCAATGTCATAATTAAACTTTTCTAATATTGGAATAATCTCAGGTAACAAGTTTACATAAGTGCTGCCACCCAGTTGGAAGTAACTGACCTTACCGTCCCACCTACCTAGTCTCACAGCAGGCAAATACCGTGCACCGGGCACATCATACTTAAATGCATTTACCAACGCACGACGAGCATCCAGATCGAGTCCTTCAACTTTGATGTTTACTTCATCTCGTATTACAATTGTTGCTTGTTTCATATGTATGGTGCTAATTCTGGGAACGTTGTGGCAAAATCTGTGTGTCTATATTGGTCGTGCTTGTGTATATACTGCTGGAATTGCGTAAACAGCTTGCTGTCATCAGTGTTTTGCATCAAATTAGCCCACGCACGTACATCGTCAATTATACTTGATTGTAGTTTTTTTACAATGGCTAACTTGGCCAATTCAGGCCATACCGAAGGTCTTAGATGTATCGGAGTATGCAATTTACCCATCCAAGGTTTTGGCAATCCTTTTTGCTGAGTCCATTGAATAAACTCTTCAAGATAAAATATATTAAACGCACTAACTGTATGCGCAACACTAAGTCTAACATTTGGTATGTAGTGTTGTAGTTCAATATAGCGTTCAACATTGTCTGTTACTTCGTTCCAATCGGCTGGATATCTCAAATATTCAAACTGCTGTCCTATACCGTCAATGCTTAATTGCAAGTCAATTTCGGCAAAATGACTCCATCTTTTTATCCAGCATGGGTCAGGAAATATTGTGGCATTTGTAGTGTAGTGTATGGAAATATTTTTTGCTTGATGTGTTTGTATGTAGTGATCTAATAGTGCTTGATGCTGTTCTGTATTTGATAGCAACGGCTCGCCGCCATGCATATCTATATGTACTAAATTTGGCGCAATGGTAGTTAGATTTTTTATTAAGTCTTGCCGTACTGGTTCAATGCTAGGAACATTAATTCCATATACGTCTTTGTATTCTTTGGCCCACTTACTCGATGCATACGGACTACAAATAATACACTTTAAATTACAAGTATTGCCTAACGCTAAGCTCACAGTCAATAGTGTATTACTGTCTAAATCATAACTGTCGTAGTGCTCTTGCCAACGATTATAATCAAGCTGTCGTTTACTTTCAATACCGTTTTCTTCTTCAATCCTGCAACGTTCGCATCCAGCAGGCCATGTTCCTTGTGTAAACTCTTGCTTGATATCCAACAACATTTTGCTTTGCCGATAGTCGTTGATTGTATTTTGTGCAATATTAAAAGTCTGCGGATAATAACTGCTTTGGAATTTGCAACAGGGCAATATTTTACCTTGTGGTAAAATTTCCACATTGCTCCAGGGAGCATAACAAAATGTCATATTATGAACGTACCGTTTTGCAAGTCCATCCAATTGCGATAGACGTTTTTGTTGGCCAATTTTAATACTGGATTGTCTAAAGCAGTTCCTGTACGTATAGATTCCAATGACACAATGCGGTCTGTGTGTTGTCTGACAAGATTAGAAAAATCAATCATCATTTGTGCATACCCTTCCACAGTATCAGCGCCACAAGCAGTGACCATTTCTTCCCATACGTGAGCACGATGTAATTGCTTGAATCGTTTTGCGGCCCATAACGCTACTGTTTTGTCTTGTACAGTAATACCTATAAAATCATGTTTCTTACGAACATGATAATCCAAATCATGACTGGGAATTGATTGGTATTTTTTTTCTACTTCAATTAAATACTGATCTTTTTCCAAGTCTGATTGAAACAAATGCGGCTTTTTTAAACGTGTTCTATACACGTCGTCAATTATCATTGCTGTATGGTTAAACCGTGTGCCGGTGGGATCAAGTGCAGCCGAAATTATATCTCCGCAGGTGCCGCCAGTGTAACAAACGATATTCATTTTAATATGTCCCATGACTGGCCTTTATACACAAACCAAAACTTCAAGTTGCCATTGGTAGTGTCTGGGTTTTCAAGTTGATCATAGTATCCGTTTTGATCAGGCACTTTGCGGGTAAAGTCAATATTATTCCATACCAATTCAAGTCCAATGCTGGTTAATGATTGTGCCCAATCTAAAAAGTATTTTTCCATATCTGTGGTCAATCTATTTACCCCAACAATTTGGGTGTCACGAAAACTGTAAAAAAATCTGCAACCTTTGTTCATTGCTTGAGTGTAATATTTACAGTACTCGGTCACATTCTCAAGTTCAGTCCAGATATCACCGCGGTTGTTTACCACAGCAAAGTTATCTACTTTCCAAGGCAGTATATTGCTCAGTTGAGACCGATCCTGACAAATGTATAGGTTGCCAGGATAAAATGTTTTTACCACTGGGTGCATTTCAACTACTTCAATCTCAGACCAGATATCTTTGAGATAGTATCCGGCACTGGCAAAAAATACCGTTCGACCTGACTGACAGTTCTTCAAGATTGAATAGTCGTATTCATCTACTAGAGCCCGACTAGGGTTTTTTCTATTCCACAGCCAGTATTGGTGCTTGAGCCGACCAAGACGATATCTAATGTATTGTGTTTTCCAGTCAGTCTTGATGCTACTATGATTAAACCATTCAACAACTTTTGGCATTAACATTCTCAATAAAAAAATGACGATCTGGCACTGCCCATGTGAAGTTTTGGCCGTAGTCTCTGTGGTTGAGACTTAGATCTATTACATTAAAATTAGACAGGTTTTTTCTTAACCACTGAGCAATAGCAACAGGAAAGTCTGTGCTCAAATTTAGGTCGTGATAACTGTTGTCAATGTTGATGTAATGTCTATTTAGACACAAATACAATCGCGGACACTTGCTCAGTTGTTCCTGTATCTTTTCAATTATAAAAGGGCACGGGTATCTGCTGAATTTCTGATCAGTTATTACAACTATATCAGCATCCGCACTATGTGCAACAAATTCAACTTGATCAAAGTTTTGAAACAAGTCTGTGTCAATTTTAAGTCGAACTCGTTGGAATCCGTTGAGCACAATAAAATCTTCTATTTGTTTTTCCCGGCGAAGTTTTATATCTTCAACAAAGAACTGACGTTGCAGTCGATTAAAGATTCGAGACCATTTGTACAGCGCCCGGGTAGGTTTGATTACTATTTCTTTGTGAGTATTGTTAAGATTCATGTACTATTTAAACACATTATTGCAAAGAAGTCAAAAAGACAGGCACCTTTTTTAAGGGTGTCTGTCATAAAACCCGGGACGGAGCCAACCTGCTCCCGGGAAATCC